TCGCTACCATAAACATTATCATGAGAAAGGCCAAATAACTCAGTAGATATATGCTTCAGCGGCGAAGCAAAAGAATACTTTTTAACAAAGGGCCACATATTGTAAGCCGCCCAATCAGCAAATTCTGGATCGTCTCTACCAACCTCTAAAAGACCCTGAGTTAGTTCTTCTTCGCCTTCATGGTTTATGGCGTTTGTTTTAATTATAAGTCTACCGTCTTCTAAGATGTCAAATCCATCAATAACGCCATTAGCTCTAAGCTGATAGCCATGTAAAAAATTTGATGCGGTAGTTTTACCAGCCTGTTTATGACCAGCAAAAGCTAACAATCTACTCATTTATAAAACTCCTTCTAACTGAGAATCTAATTCTTCTTTTATTTGTTGTATGCCCATGTCGCCAACATCTTTTTTTGATATCTTTGGCCTCATGTAGTTAAATCTTTTACCACCCTTTTTGACTATTTGTTTGTATGCTTTTTCGCCAGCCTCGTCCATATCAGTAAGTACAATAACATTTAATGCGCCACTTTTTTCTAAAATTAAAAGTTGATCGTCGGTAAGCGAGCATCCAAAAACTCCTACAGATTGTGTATATCCAGCTTCATGCATTTTCCAAACGTCGCCCTGACCCTCAACCAAAATAACACAACCCGTTTCTAATATTTTTTCTTTGGCTATATTTAAACCATACAAAACATTCTTCTTAAAGCCTTTACTGTGTAGCCATTTTGGTTTCATGTTCTCGTTTGTGGATCTGCCAACACATCCAACATAGTTAAACTCATCATCATATATTGGCACTACAACCCTATTGGACATTGGGCGATTTTTTTCTTGGCATAAACCCACATCAAATTTATCTAGCGTCTCTGACAAAAAACCTCTTTTTATATAATATTTTGATGGTATATTTAATTTAGACCTAATTTGGTCTCTAGACACACCAAGATCTACTTTTGCTGGCTGTTTAAAAAAAACTTCTGTTGGATCTGATTTATATGTACTATTATCATCTATATCGTGAACATTTTCACCAACAAAATTTTCACAGAAGGACGCTGCTTCTTGTAGTGAAATTTTTCTGTTTCTCTTTGATTCCAAAGCACCTCTTACGAAGCCTAGCAGTGTATTAAGATATTCTTCTTCGCAGTGGTGTGTCCAGCATTGCCAGTTCCCAGCATTGTTTTCATTGTCGGTAAAAATACTACAACCCTCTGGGTTGTCGCCGCCATGTATTGGACAAGGAAAAGAAAACCTATTTGGGTATTCGATATAATCAACACCAAAGTAATCTAGTAGTTTTGGTATATTATATGATATTCTTTGACCAATATTATATATCTGTTTCTGTGTCAATTTCGCCATCTATCTCAAATCCTTCTTCGTTTGTCTGGTTATTTGCGTGTATTTCATTTCTTGTTCTGCCTTCTTCAATTTTTCCTATAGATCCAAACATTTTCATACTTATGTAGTCACCGTCATCTAATCCTGAGCCGTGCCTAGCAACAACAGGTACGAGTTTACGATTACCATTTTCAATCCTGTCTGTAGCTATTTCTTCTTCTGATTTTAATTTAAATATTGAAAAACTAGTACAAAGCCATATTAGTCGGTCGGAACCAGAAACAACATCGGTAGACTCTCTGGTTATGCCGTCCCTGTTTAATTGCACAAAACTAAGGCATGGCACATCGTGCTTAACACAAAAATTGTGAAGCTTTGTTATTTGAAAACCCAATACCTGATATTCTTGCATGGCGTTGGTTATGCTTTCTGAACCCATTAGTTTTAGGTAGTCATAAATTATTAAACAATCTTTTGTCTTGCCGTTTTCATCAAATCCCACATATTGATAGATCCATTTTCTCATTATTGAAAGTATGTTTTCAAATGTTTGACCAGCAATACTTATATAGTGATATGGTATATCCTTTAATTCTTCCGCTGCTTTAGCTATTTTTTCTTTGTCTATCTCATTCTCTGAGAACTTGCCTGTAGATATTTTATTTATTTCTACACCGCTAAGATTTGCCAGCATTCTGTTTAAATGGTCTTCTTTAGACATTTCCGTATCTAGCATTAAAACTGGTATGTCTAAGTTCTTAGAAACATTTAGAGCTACAGCATCACCAAACATAGACTTACCAACCTTTGGTCTAGCGGCTATAAGGTCAACACACTTTCTTCTAAGCCCGCCCCCAATAGACATATCAAAACGATCAAAACCAGAAGGTATACCAGCAAAGTCAGAGGGGTTTTCGCATAGGTATGTAACGTATTCATCTATGCCATCGCCAAGTGTTTCTGTTTTATTTTTAGAAGATTGGTATATATCTGACGTTGCATCTAGTATTGGCTCTTCTATCTTAGAGACAATATCCATGAGATCTTCTTCGCCCGTGGTGGCCTCAATATCTTTAGAACACGCTTTCAACGTCTGTTTTAAATCTCTAGCTAACTTTAGCTTAGTTATCTTTGCAGCATGTACTGGTACGTTTTCTTGATGTATTGGAAAATTAAACAGGGATCTAATAAAGCCTATCTCGTCTTTATTATTTATGTTATCTGAGACCCCAAGATCGCTGGCTGATGATAGTATAGACGTTAAATCAACCTTGCTGTTTTTGTCTATTATGCTTTTGATGCACTTAAATAACATTTGATTGGTGTCATCATTAAAGTGATCAACATCAACAAAATCTATTTCTAGATATGAATCTAGACCGTACTGACACAATCCAGCCAATACAGCTCTTTCTGAAGCTAGGTTTTCTAATTTTAAATCTTTTTTCATTTTGTTGGTACGCACTTATCGCAAACAAAAAAGTCTCTCTTGTGTGCTGGATGAGTCATAAAAGTTTCTGAACATTTTCCACAGACCTGCTTAACCATTTTAAACGCGGGCCTTCTTCGCTCTGTCAATTCGATTTCGGGAGTTGTCACATCCTTAGCCTCTGTTCCATCGTCAGTAAAAGAATTAAATCTGTTCTTTACCTCGTTAATAGGTACTGCATTATTATTAAGGTTGGTATCATTTTTGTCACGCATCTGGAATATAAAATCACCATTTTCTTCAGTTCTACTTTTATTATCGCTAAATACATCTTGTGTTGTGTCTGGTGCGCCATGATCATGCACTGGATCATATTTTGGACTTTCAGGTTCTGCGCTTTTGAGATTGATATTTTCTGAGTTTTGCTGACCGTAAATAACTGACAAGGCTTGGCTAGCCATATCTACCAATTCCTCATCTTGTAATTCAATAGCTTTCTTCAATAGCTTTTTAGCGTTTTCTAGGCTCATGTCTACTTCCTTTTTGATAAATTTGTTAAAACTTCTGATAATTTTTTAATTGTTTGTATTTTATTCTCTAGAATCCTAACTCTAGCTGAAGCTGTATTTTTCACTTTTATTATCTCACATGCCAAAGGATTTTCTTTTACAGCCCTAAAATACTTTTCTTGCCACTTTGTATACTTGTCTCCATACTGATCTAACTTATCAGATATGATATACATTATACTATCTTCAGCCCATTCTAAAGCTATTTCTTGTTTTGCCAATATACTGTCTAGATATTCAGCATAACAATATAATTCATAAGACATCTCAAGGCATTTTTGTGGACTTAGGCTTCTAATCTCTGAAGTATCCATGTTTATGGCTTCTTCAACTTCTGGCCTTATTTCAAATTTAGCTACACCCTCAGTTTCTATCCAGCTGTCTATGTTTGATAAAAATAAATTATATCTTTCTTCGCCATTCATCTATGTCCTCATTATAATTGAATTCTATTAACTTTATTGAATTTATATCGCACCATTCTTTTTTATCTCTATCTCTAGCTTGAGCTTTATAAAAAGATAGTTTGTTACTAAAGAAAAATTTGTTAAATTTATGATGTTGTTCCCCGTGGACTTCTACCATTATATTCCTATTTGGTATAAAGAAATCTGCACGTAGAACACTCTTTCTGTGCATATTTTTGCTTCCGGGTAATGAAACCTCCTCTAAAATTCTATCGTGTGTAAATATTTCGTCAAGTAGTATTTTTGCCTTATTGTGCAGCGAGGATCTTCTGGTAGATTCAGATTGACTAGCAGACGGATTCCAGCTATACGACCTACCATCTAGACCCATAATATTCATAGCATAGCCTTGATCTGCATCTCTAAAAACTCTACAATTTCTGGCTTTGATAGCAAAAAGTTATAAAGGTTATCTTGCCCCTGAAATTTAAAAGACTTCAATACAGCCTCATCATCGTCCACATTTAGTTCTGGCTTGATTTTTTTTGCCAAGTCCTTATTGTCTAGCATAAAAGAACAAGTTAACCAAGCTCCAGCTTTGTCTATCATCCCTAGCTCATGTCCTAGTATAAGTATTTCTTGAGTCTTGTCAATACCTTGACCATATTTTATCCAGCTTTGAACCTGACCCCCCGGCGGCCCCATAGATGAGCAAAGTATTTTCCAGTTTATAACTTGTCCAATTCTATCGCCAGAAGTGTTTGTCCAAGGTGTAACAGCTGAAACCTTTTCTCCACCACCCTTAATTTCCATTCTGGTATCGGCTTGATACTGAATTTTTGTACCACCATCAGCCATTTTTGAGGCACCAAAACCGCCAGTATTAGCTATGAAGTGCGTGATAGCTATAATTAATCCGTGCTGTCTAGGTAAAAGCTGGCCCATTTTTTTAGTAAATATCGACAACACCTTCGGTAGACCCGCCCTTCCGGGTGTCATGTCTCCATCTAGTTCTTTTGCTGGCATTAAAGAAGATATAGAATCAATAATCAGAACAGCCCCGTGATAATCTGGGTGGCTCATAAGTTTGTGGGCAACATCTAAAAAATCTTCTGCTGGCAAAGGTTTATCTTCTGGATGAACGATTTTCATTTTAGACGGATCTAATTCAGCGACCTCAAAATTCATATCTTTCAGTCGCCCCTCAACATCAAGATATATGATTGGTCTACCTTCTTTTTGGCAATTGGCGGCTATCTGCATAGCTGTTGTTGTTTTTCCACTCTTAGGGTCTCCCGTAAGTGTTAGCCAGCTACCCTCTCTTATGCCACCACCTAGAGCTATATCTATAGCGGGGCTAACGCTAATAACTTTGTAATTTTTTTTCTCTTCTAAAACATCTGAACCTGTAGAAATTATTTGTCCATATTCTTTAATAATTTTACTTAGATATTCTGTTTCTTTATTCTTTGTTTTTGGCATTCTCAGCTTTCCTAATTTTGTTCAAAATTGTATTTGTACTTATGCTAGGTCTAGACCTATACTGAAGTTTTTTTTGCTTGATAACCTTTTTGGGTTTACACTTCTGTTTGCTTACTATCTTTTCACTATCTTTGAGACCACTTTGCACATATTTTGATACAATAACAAATTTTTTTGAAACGTGCAGGAAGCCTAAAGAATATGTCTTTATACCCTTGGGACTTTTAAGATAATGAAGCACAACATCTACACCGTATTGTTTAATGACCTTGCTTGCTAATCTTATCTGCGTTTGATATTCATCTTTATGTGAACTACTCCAAAATTTAAATGCAAGACTACCCTTATTCTCTTTCTCGCTTTTACGGGTGCATACTATCTCCGCAACATATTGCGAGGCCGTACAGGGCTTACCCGTTGATAAACTTCTGAACTTCTGGATGTTTTCTTTTTTTTGAGCCATTCTTAAAAATCATATCCTTAAGATTTTCTACTGTCAACACCCTTGTAGCTGTCTTTTTTTCAAAATTATTAAAAGGCCATGTATACTTACTAATATCTAAACACGAACAATCATCTCTTAGAAGGCCGACAGTTAGTGTTTGAAAAGACTGCGAATGACTACCATCCATAGCCTGATCTTTAGCTATACCCCTCATAACAATTATACCATCTAAACCATTCTCATCTTCAAAAAATACTTTATGTTCGGCTCCAAACATATGCAATTCAACCTTAGCGGGATATACATCGTTTTCTGCACAGTGTTTTTTAAGCCTAACCCAAGGGTTTTCAAATCCCGGTCTATCATAGTCGCCATAAACAATGGTGCCATCTGTTAAAGTTATCTGCCAACTAATCATAAGATTTGTGTAGCAGCTTTGCTCAAAATAAGAGTCTATAGATGTACAGATCATTTTTTATTCCTCACGAATTTTATGGATAACATCCCTGTATCTATTAGCCTTAAGGGAACTGCTATTTGGTTTACTAGAATCGGCAGACATAGACGCGGCTTCTGTCATGACAACAACACCCCTGTCCTCTTTTCTTGCAAACAAATTCATATCAGAATTTTCTTCTGTGACCTCTGTGGTCTTAGTTTTCGTCGTTCTTTTGTTTAACGTAGCTACATATTTTTCAACACTACTTTTAGATCTTTTAAGTTTTTTTGATAGATCTTCCGCACTCATATCAGAAT